TATATCAACAGACAATGGATTTTTTGCAAAGGACTTTAATAAATCAAGATTATTTTCACTAAATAAACCATTACGTTGTAAATTTTCTAACATTAATTTTTTTTGGTTATCGGGCAAAGAATAATAATCTAAAATAAAAGGTTGAATAGGATTCAATCCTTTCTGTGCTTCCCCTAAATCTTTTCCTAAATCTAGTAGAGTAAATGTTTTTTTATTATATTTTTCTAAATTACGTACAAAGGTTTTTTGTTTGATTGTAGCTTCTATATTTTCATTAATACCAGAACGTCTATTAGTAATCCAACTACTAAGATAAGATTGATTTTCTATATTTGCTTTATCATAAACTTTTAAAACATATTCTGAATTTCCTTCATATTCTTTAATAAATTGATCTTTTGTTATTTGATTATCAAGTAAGTTCTGTACAAGAGGCAACTGTTCCGAAGCCACTATATCATCCATAAGACTTAAATCTTTTGTTACTCTAGCTACATCAATAAAACGCTCATACCTTTCTGGAAATAGAGCTTCTAAATCATTTTCATTGTCAGCATTATTATAAGCATCAAAAAATTGTTTATCTCTTTCTCTCTGAGCTATTGCTTCTTCGTTTATTATTTTTTGACGTTCATTAGCAGATTTTGATAGTAGCAAAGCATTAGCTACATCAAATTTCCTTCTCTCACCTTCCATATCAAGAGGCAATTTATTGTACTCATCTAACAACTGAGCTGTTTCTTTAGGCAATAGTTCTTTTAGTTTTGAAAGAGGTGGTCCACTTTGTGTTAAGAATTTTCTAAACAACTTTAGTTGTTCGTCATTATTTTGAAGTTGCCTATTTATTGTAATTCTTAATTCATTTGCCTCTGCTGTATTTATTTGTTTAATAACTTTTGCTTTATCGTTTGGATCACTAAGTGCTTCTGCATCTACACGCAGAGATATAAAATTTGATCGTTCTCCAGTTTGATTAAACTTAGTTTGATTTATATCTAAATCATTTTCAATACGATTCTTTGATTCTTCATTTACTAATGCTTGTTGAGCAACAGCTCTTTGTTCTCGAAGAACCATTTCACCATCTGCAATTTGTTGAACAGCAGATTCATAAGCAAAATTTTTATACTCACTATCACCAACAAAACCTTTAAATAATTTATCAATATATTTTTCAGCAAGGTCTGTTGTAGCTTGTCTATATTGTGCTGTGCCATGAGGTTTTGTTTTATAAAAAGATTTATATTCAGCAACTTTTCTTTGAATATCTTTTTCAATAGCAAAGAAATGATTCTTTCTAACAGATTCCGTATAAAGTTCTAATTGATTTGCACCCATACCTCCTGTGTATTCTTTTCCTAAAAGAACAGGCAAACCTGTTTCTGGATCAACAGCTAGAAACTCAGATACAGGACGCATAAGTTTTTTAGCTGTAGATTTTCTCATAGCTTTATCAACTTCAGGAAGAAGAATATTCTTATTTACATTATCAACAGCATTAATAATAGATTGGTTTTTAACTGTATCAACATTTACAAATCGCATTGTACCTATTGGTGCATTTCTAAATGTTCTTTGTTGTTTTCTTACGTTTATCATTAATAACCTATGTGTATTTTATTTGTGTTAATTGATATAAACCTGATGCCATCATAGAAGCTGATTGATAACTTGCTGCTTTTTTTTGCATTTGACCTCTACGAATTTCTTGGGTTGCTGCCATCATAGATTGATTTCCTCTAAGCACATCTAAAGTAATACCTCTTTCAACATCTTGATAAGCAATATCTGTTTCTGCTTTTTTAAAAGTTTCTACTGACGCATCACTTCTATTTGCAAACGCAAACAAAGCATTATTTATTTCCATATCTCTATCTAACTGTGCTAAACGATCATTCACCATTTGTTTAGCATCTAAATCATTTTGCTCTTTATCAATAATATTTTGAGCTGCATTTATTTTTGCAACTTCTGCTGCTGCTTTACCTTCATCTTTGGCAGCTTTTACTTGCATACCTGTACCTGCTATTGTTGCTGCTGCTGCTATATATGGATTACACATTAGAAAGTTACCTCTGCTACTAAACCATTGATCTGTAAAGAAAGAGGTGCAGACTGACTGATTGTTACCTGTGGGTCTTTAGAATAACCAAGCAATCGAAATTCTTTCTTACCTGTAAAATTAGAACGACCTGTACTAAAATCGTCTGTTGTTTGTCGTATAATTAAACTGTTATTATTAACTGATATTGCACCTGTATCACTCATATCAACAATAACTTTATTTAAAGAACGTGGTTCTCCTGTTAATGGACCTGCTTGCAAAGCTATATCAATAGGATTAATTTTTAAATTAACAGGGAATGTATATCCTATTTCAACCTTACGGCTAATAGGTACAGCTTCCCTTGTACTTGTATCAATCTTATTACTTGCCATAGTAAACTGACCTACATAATCCGTTTCTGTTATTACATCTAACACTGCACCATTAACCCAATCTGATGATACACCTGCTATTGTACTTGTTGCACTTGTTACATAATCACGACTTAAATCTAAATTCTTAGTTGCATCAAATTGCATGATATATAACTTCTTAGTTCCTGCTCCTGTATCATACCAAGCTGTTACATACACATTAGTGTCAACTACACAAATAGATTCAAAGACACCATTCGTTGTAAACTCTGTCCATCCTGCTTTTCCTTCTGCTCTATTAGCATTAAAAACTGCTATTGTTCCATCACTATTTATAGCAAACAAATAAGATTCAGGTCGTGTAGTTGATCCTTGAAGAACAGCCATTTGATGTGGTGACTTAATTAAATGAGATGATACAGTTGATATACTTTGAGATGCGTAAGCATTTTGACCATCATTATAAAGATATTCTGCTACTGCTGCACCTGATGCTTGAGCGTATAATGTAGAACCATCAAACACATAAGGCTTGGCAAAGGAAGCACCAAAGGGAGTCTGTCTTTTTATCTGTGCATTAGTTGCAGTAATAGGGGAGTTCTGAAAAGCAGGTACATAAAACTCAGATGTAGATGTGAATACCTGTAAGTCACGATTAGAAACTATATGCCTAATTGTATTAATCTCACCTATACTTGCAAGCAGTTCTATAGAATCATTATCAGCAGCAGAACCTAAATCAAAATTAAAAAACTCATTTGACTTACTTCCCCACAATGTATCTGGTTGTGATGATGAACCACCAAACCATAATCTACCTTCATGAAAAGCAACAGCAGCAGGATAACCTCTTACTAAAGAAAATGATTGTTCACTAAAATCTGTTGTAGGTGCATGAGTTGTAATCATAGGCGCACCACCACCATCTATAGAAGCATTAGCTGTTCCACTTGCAGCCGTAATTCTATACCTATTTTCATCTACAACCGATGTTACTGTGCGAGTACCATTAATATTTGAAGCTGATAAAGTTGCTATTGTTGCAGCTTCTGTTATAGCTATTGAATCACTTGTACTTAATCCATGAGCAACATGAGTTATTTCTATAGATGCTGAACCATCTATTGTTCTTAAAGCATTAATATCTAATTGTTGTTTTAAATTTCCTTGAACTGTTCCAGTAACAACAGTAGCACTTGTATATCCAGTAATAAGTATTTCACTATTATGATAACGTAATGTCACACCAACATGATTAGATGTAAAATAAGCAGCACTTGCTGTTACTGTTACACCACTTCCTGTTGAAGCACTTGGATCAATAGTTAATCCTGACGCATGAAACTTACTGTAAGGTTGATGAATTAATGTACTATCGGAATTTTTAGAAAACTCAAATGTCTGTAATTCAAATGAAGTTAATCCTGTTCTTACTAATTTCTTTGTAGCAAAATCTTGATGAGCCAAAAACATAGTATCACCAGACTGAGCATAAGATATTTCATGTATAATTGAATCAGCAAAAGGTACAGCAGCACTATCTGTATCTTGAGTTATTGTTGCAACCAATGATACAACATCTGCTGTACTTATTTGAAAGCATCTAATCTTTGCATTTTCTAAAGAGATTATATATCGCTCGTCATCTGAGAAAATAAAAGGAACAAGTCTTGCTTGCTGTGTTCTATTTCTAGCCTGACTTGTAACTGCTAATCGTGTTCCATCTGAACTTGTTGCTGTTAAATATCCTGTTGGTGACGGTGAAGTTTCTGTAACTGTAATAATATTTGCAGCAGGATTTGATACTGTAAATAAACTATGCGTATTAATAGCCGTATATATATTATCTGCTGTTGTATTATTATCTGTATAAGGTCTAAAGCCTTGAGAATCAGAAGCTGATGAACCACCTGCTGCTTCTGCTGTAAATACAACTTCTGTTCCTGTTGATGTTGTTAATGTAATAAATGCACCAACAGCTATATTAGCATAATCCGTTACAGTAATTGTGCAAGCTATATTGTTTTGAGTAATGTCATAAGTATAAATATGTTTTGTACCTGAACGCTTTAATACTCCACCTTCTGCTCGTAGAAAAAAATTCTGCAATCGTTGAGCAGAATTATTATAAATCTCTGTATCTGTTCTGGAAACAAGGGCAGGACTTACTTCACCATACTGAAAGTTTTGAATAGGAATCTTTGCTTTTTGCATTAACTCCTCCTATTCGTAATAAATCTCGATGTTACAAGTTTGCGTGTTGTTTGCTGTTGTGAATCTATACTTCTTGCTTTTGCCATAAGTGCTGTAGCTTGCTGTTGCATTAAGTTACCTAGACTTGCATCTCTTGCTAAAGAAAAAGATAACGGTACAGCTAAAGAATAAGCAACAGATAAAGAAAAATATGAAGGCCAATCAACTTCACTTGCTCGATATGTATAATCTACAACAACGGAATCAGCTTCATTTGTATCTGCATAAACCATACTTCCATAGATTTGATAATCAATTAAAGAATCACTTACCGTTACTCCATGAACCATTAATGTATCACTTGGTAGTTGATAGGCTTTATCGTAACGACCTGTCGGTGCATCACTTAATAAATTTACTACAGCTTGATTTGTTGCAAATCTCCAACGAGCATTTACTAAAGCTGTTTGAGCTATATCTTCATAAAGATTAGATGTAATTAATGATTCGGTTGTGCCATCACCAAACGAAGTAATAGGCTCTGCTCCAATAAGAATCAAAGCTCGGCTTGCAATATCTACTGCACTATTTGCTGTGGTGCTTGTTACCATAATAATAAAATGGGGGGTATTACCCCCCCATTCCCTCTAGTCACCATCTGTTTCAACAATAGCCGTACCATCTGACACGTCTACCACCGAACCAGTATTTGACAATACATTTACAAAACTCGTTGTAGGTACATTAGTATCTGAAACAATTATAACATCGCGTACTGCAAGCATATTTGCTGCGTCATTAAAGTAACCTGCAGTATTTACAGTAGCAATAGCATCTGTTGTAGAATACCACCACAAATTACCATTTGATGCGCCCGCAAGACGAGTTAAACCAGAAGCTGCATAAGCCATTCTATACCTCCTATGAATTATTATCTAAGAGTTCATAGATACCATTGTCATCAATGACAGCGGCACCCATAGACATCGAAGATGTTGCAAGGTGAGATACTTTCTCAGGAACATAATTAAGCTCTGTTGAAACATCTGAGTTAATACCAAGACCAACAGACGAAGTATGATAAACCATACTCTTACCTGCTGTTACGGCAGATGTAGAAAAGATATTGAAACCTAAGAATTGTTTCATTGTCATTCCACCTGCATACGGTAAGTTTTGATCTCCAACATAATCACTTGATGCAAATTCCGTAATAGAAAATAAGTCAGCAAAACCTTTCGGGTGCATAGCAATATATCGCTGTCCATCTTCTGGAATGTTTGCTGTACCAAATGTTTCAAATGCA